GCCACTTCCCACCATATCAGGACTATCAAACTCAGAAAGTTTAAAATACTTCATAGTATCTTACCAATTAACATACTTGTTAGAATCATTATAAGCATCCAAAACAAACCAAACTTAAACATATCAAATGTAGTTCCGTTCTTTTTATCTTGTAGCCATAGCTTTAATTCTATGTACTTAAATATTACAAACTCAATTAACTTTCTCATTTATTTTCCTTTTTATAAAGTAGTATAATTCTTTTCCTAATAGTCCAAAGAAACCACCGACAAGACCAACAATAGCGGCTTGGGCTACTCCCATAATAGTTACAGTTGAAAGGGCTGTAAATGTAAAGCCACTAATGAATGATATTTTATTGTCAAGTGTCATAGTAATAATGGGGGCATTGCAGCCCCCTTTTTATTATTCTTCTGTTACTTCTTCAAGAGATTGTTTAAGAGCATTTACAAAGGCTTGCTTACCAAAGTTTAGTTGTTGCAAATTAAATTCTGAACTTTGTATTTTCCTACTTAGGTCAGAAATGTGGTTCACAATCGTTTGTTGCTCTTGTGTTAAATCTTCAAAGAAATATTCTTTGTCATCAATAGTAATTGGGGTCTTTTCGTTTTTAGCCATTACATTAAATTTAAGGGTTATTAATTAAGTGATAATTCTATTTCAGTAGGGTTCTTTTTAGCCTCTATTTGTGCGTCTAAATTAGCTTCTAAAGACTCTAATTCTTCTGCTTCAAAAGAAGCCTCCAACCATTCTTTTACCATATCTAAAGTAACATCTTCAGAAGGTATAAAATTGTCAGCACTTGGAGCAGCTAAAGACTTAGAACCATATACATCTGCATAGTGTTCTCCGTCTTCTTTACCTAATCGCCAATGGATTGTGTGAATTACGTTTTGTAATCCTTCTTGTTCTACTTGTGCTTTAACTGAGGAGATTGTCCAATTTTTCATTATAGTACTGCGTTTATTTGTTCAGCTTGTTCTGCGGTTAATGCTTCAGCAAACCATTCTTTACCTAACATAATATTTAGGTGTTCTACGTTTCTGTCAATAGTTCCTTGCTCATCTTCTGTTACAGATGCATTAGCTTTTAATTCAGCTACAAGGTTTACGCTGTCAAATGCAGCACTAATTGATTGGGCGATTTGTTCTTGTGTTTGTTCCATTTTTTTATTTGTTTTTTAATAGTTCAATTTCTGCTTTAAGTTCTTGTATTGCTTTTACAAGGATAGGTATTAAGTTTGTTTCGTTGTATCTTAAAGTATTTTCATCTTTAGCATCTATAATTACATTATTGTCTCCTTCAAGTGCTAATATATCTTGTGCTTTAAATCCATATTTTACATCTCCTATAGCAACATCAGAATCTCTGCTTTCTTTAAACTTGTAAGATATTGGCTCAAGTTTAGAAACAAAGTCTAATCCGTGTGGTACTTCTTTAATTTCTGTTTTATCACGAGCATCTGATGTTACAGTCCAAGCTACTTTAATGTATGCATTGGTAACTGAGCTACTACCCATTGATATATAATTGTTTTGTGTAGTTATGGTAAAAGCAGGGGCATAAGTTCCTGCGCTATTCCTATCACCAATAGATATGTTTCCGCTTCCTGTTGAAATATAATACCCAGCAGAATGCCCTAATGTAGTATTATTTGTTCCTGTAGTATTTAAATTCATACTACTTAATCCGAATGCGCTGTTTAAACTTCCTGTAGTGTTGCTATATAAGGATTGATAACCAAAAGCAGCATTTTGAGTACCTGTAGTATTAAATCTTGATGAGTAATAACCAAATGCTGTATTGTCGTTTGCTGAAGTATTATTTACTAATGATTGAAATCCAACAGCTGTATTTCTCGCTCCGCCAACGTTCCAATACATTGATTCCATTCCGAGAGCAACGTTATTTCCACCCCCCACATTAGAGTATAATGCACTTCTACCAAACGCAGAATTATACTGACCTGCAGTATTTGAACGCATTGAATCTTGTCCTACAGCTGTGTTTTGCGCACCTGTAGTGTTACTAAATAAAGCTAGTGCTCCATTAGCTACATTAGAAACCCCTGTAGTGTTATAAGTTAAAGCTTGAAAACCATTTGCTGTATTGCTAACCCCTGTGGTATTATTATATAAAGCACCAAAGCCATTAGCTGTGTTGTTAGAACCTGTAGTATTTTTTTGCAAAGCATCCACTCCATTAGCTACGTTTTTACTTCCTGTAGTATTAGTAAACAAGGCAGTTACTCCATTAGCTGTGTTAAAATTACCTGTAGTGTTATTGCGTAGAGCCTCTACACCAACAGCTGTGTTTTGTATTCCTGTAGTATTAGAACGTAAAGCACCTGCCCCATTAGCTACGTTATAACTTCCTGTATTGTTAGAGTTTAATGCGTAATAACCATTAGCTGTATTGCTAACCCCTGTGGTGTTTAACTGCAAAGAAAATGCTCCTATAGCGGTGTTAGCATCTGCTGTGTTATAAAATAAAGTACCAAAACCAACAGCGGTATTACTACCTGTTGTTGTGTTTGCATTTAAGGCATTTACACCAAGAGCAGTATTATAAATACCCGTAGTGTTGTTATATAAAGCGTTTACTCCTAAACCAACATTACTATGTCCTGTTGTATTAACTCTTAAAATTCCTTCTCCAAAAGCAGTATTATAAGTCCCTGTAGAAGTTCCTAAATTACCTGCATTAGTACCAATATACGAGTTACCTGTACCTTGTGATAAATGAATAGCACCTGCAGAGGTAATACGCATACGTTCTGCGTTGTTAGTTTTAAATGTTAGTGGCTCATTAGCAACAGTTCCAAAAGTTGTTAAACCTGATGTACTCCATCTCCATTCAGATTTAACCGACCCTGAAACAGAATTTTGAAATACACCGCCCCAAACAGCATCTAATTCTAATGAAACTCTATTGGTTTCAGCGTTAGGACTACTCGTCCCTATACCTACATTACCCGCAGAATCAATACGCATACGTTCTGTAGAAGAAGTGTTAAAAACTAATTGACTACCATTTAATCCAAGTTCTTTAAAAGATGCTCCATTAGCTGTTATTGCTCTTAATTCAGGAATAGCATCATCAGTTCTAAATTGCATTCTATAAGTACCAACAACATCTAATTTAGTAGAAGGACTTGTCGTACCTATACCTACGTTACCTGAAGTAAAAACCGTATTAAAGCCGCTTCTTGGAGTAATATCTAAATTTCCATTACTATTATACTTTAAAATTGCTCCGCCACCTTTATCTGCACCTATAGCAATAAAACTATTATTACCAAGTATATTTACAAAACCTCCATCTAAACTTGCTTTGTTAAATTGACCGTCTCCAATAACATCTAACGCAGCAGTAGGACTACTTGTACCTATTCCTACATTTCCTGTAGAATCAATACGCATACGTTCTGCAGTGTTTGTTCCAAACTGCATAGAATTATCAGAATGATTATAATTAATTATACCTCTATAGGCATCTATTCCTGTGCCATCTGAAAAATGTATTGAACCATAAGCATTTGTAGGAGTCTTAATTGTTATACCTCCGTTTCCAGAACCATCTTCTACAACCAAATTGTTAGCAGAAATATCTTGTGAAGTAGGACTAATCGTACCTATACCAACATTACCACTTGAATCAAGTGTCATTGTTTCTACTCCTGAAGGCTTAAAAACAATAGGTTTAAATAAGTTTGTTTCAATAGAAAAACCTGAAGCATCACTACCAAACCAAGAAGAAAAAGTGTTGTTTTGTAGTCTTAATATATTCGTAGCTTCATTTCTATAAACATCAAGAGAATAAGTTGGATTTGCATTGTTTACTCCAATCTTTGTGCCTGTATCTGTAATAGTACTATTGCCTATCGTATCAGCATCTGTAAACTTAGGCAGTCTATTTGTTGTACCGCTTCCGTCAATAAGACCTAATTCAGAAGTACTTTTCCAATCAGTACCAGTCCCTGTAGAAGTCAATATCTGACCATTTGTACCTAAACTGTTTGTTTGGTCTCTTAAACCAAACTGAATCTCTAAAGAGTCTACAGTAGCAGTTGTAGCAGTAAGACCATTAACTGTAATTGAGTTTGTAGTACTATTACCTCTGTCAGTAACAGAATCTAAAGTATCTGACTCAGAAGTAATATAAGTATTACCATCAATACTACCATCAGCCTTTAAGAACTGAGCAGAAGTACCACCTGTTTTAATGAATGAGTTTGCAGTAGTACTACCTGTAACTACTGCATTACCAAGAACATTTAAATCATCAGAAACATCTACATTTCCTAAGCTGTCTACGGAAAGTCCTGTCTGATTTCCATAACCATCAGTAACCCTCTTTTTAGTGGTTGAAATAGGTTGATTGTCTTCAGTTTTTAATAACCCATCGTAGGTTGTATTTATCTTTTGTCCTGTTAATGTTGCCATATTATTTTATGTCCAAATTTTTGTTATACTCTCCCAAGTTTGATTTTTGAATTGCCATTCTGTAACTACTTCTTGATAGCTAAATCCCCATCCGTTTTCTGAAGTCTCTCCCCAATTAGTTGTCAAATATATAGTTCCCCATCCAATTAAATTTAAAAAGGTTAGAAACCATCTCATATTTTCACTTTAGTGTTTTTGTTAATCTTCTTTAGAAAAGCCTCTAATTTAATTACGTTCTTTTGCTTTGGTTTATATGTTTTTACTTCCTTTTTCATTACAGCACCCAAGAATGAAAGTTTACATCACGATCTGGATACATTTCACCATTAGTAGACTCATTATATTCAGGGTAGTCCTGGCTATAGAATCCCATAAAGTCAACAAACCTACGAGTGTAAAACTCTGCGGTTTCATTTACTCTATTTAACATAGAATTTAACTCTTCAACAGATATAGTCTCTGCATTTTCACTTCGGTGTTTAAATACACCTCCGTTACTGATTTGATACATTGCAAAGGGCAAATAAGCACTTTGTGTAAACCAAACCAACATAGGCTTAATATAAATGTCAATTAGGTTCTTGTATTTAACATTACCAGCATCATTAATCTCATTGGATATTACTAAAGCCTGCAACTTATTGTAAAGTTTACCTCCTAAGTAATTCTGTATATGAGTGTCTTGTGCTACTTCAATAAATTGTATTAACTTATCAGCATCAACATTACCGTCTATGATAGACTTACGTTTTAGGTCGTTTATTGTTATAAAAAGTGCCTTCTCTGCCATAATTATTTAGTTTTTGGATATGCTCCTCTATTTGGCATATCTGTAGGTCTTACTGGTACTTCACTTGGGTTTGTAGGCTCGTTAAAACCATCTTTCACGGCATCAGATGCCTCTACTTCTGTATCAGCACTTACTTTCTTCTTGTAAACCTTTCTTTCCCAGAAATGGTGGCAATTTACACCGCCTTTGAATTTAAATAGACTGTAATTTGCTCCATTATGACCTAATTCTTTGTTTAATCCTCTGAACGACATCTGTGAGATGTCTTCTTTTCTAAATACAATCTCCTTCTTAGTTAAAGACTCTAATTGCTTACAGAATTTACGGCTATTTGCAGACTCTCTAAGAGGCGCATAGCTATATCTAACCTTATACCCTGAATTGTCCTGAGAAGACCTTGCAGATGCCTTAGAATCGCTCTCTGTAACTGCTAAGGCTGTTAAATCAAATTCTTCATTGTCATCAGTAACGGCTTCAGAGTGTACTAACTCCCAATCAGAGCTAATTACCTCTCCCATCTCTTCTAACTGAGCATATAAGTCATCTCCTTCATCATCAGAGAAGTCTAATTTAGCCTGGGAAGATAATTTCTCCCCAGTCTCTTCTTCTCTCTTAACTTTAGTAGATATATTCTCTAATTCTGTGAATTCTATTGGTTGTAGTGTTACAAAGTATAAGTTTAAGAATATACTGTTGAATTGCAGTATCTCTTCCAAGCCATCTAAAATGGCTTGTTGGAATGGTCTAATAACAATGTTATCCATAAGGATAGAAGCTGTTCTAAGCTCTTCTGCGTTATTTCCAAACCCAGTATTATCTTTAATACCTAATAATATTGGAGACACAATACCGTGACCAAGCATTATCTTCTCTCTACTCTCATCAGCTAAGAACTGATACTGAGCGTGAGCATCAGGCAAGTGAATAGGCTCTAAGTCTGCTTTACTTTCAGCACTCTCGTTAAACGTTAGTATAAATTTACCAGCATTTGAAGAACCGCTAAACTTCTCCATTATCTTTCTTTCAATCAACTCCTGAGTCTCTTCATTCGGGACTCCATTGTTGAAATTGATTAACAGGCTTGGTTGGAGCCCATTTTTTATATTAGAAATATGGTAGTTTGATACTTCTTCTTCAAGTGAGCAGTATTGTAAGCATCCATTATAATCAACTGGAGCATAGTAGTAGAATCCACTTCTGTATGGCTTGAATATATATAACTCAATAGCATCACTTTTTCCTCCATTTCCAAAAGTAGGTATTCT